TTACAAAACGAAGGATTGATGAAACATTATGGTTTTGATGGTTCAGATCACTTCAGATATGCGAGGATTTTTTAATGGGTTGGCAAGGAGCATTAATAGGAGCAACAGCATTTGCAGGTTATCAACAAGCTGGAGCAATGGGTAAATATAATCAATCTGTTGCCAATCGTAATGCTGTTATTAAAGAACAACAAAATGAAATCCTAGATTCTAAATTAGATTTAGAATTGTCAAGATTTGAAAAAGAATTACAATTATTATTATCATCTCAAAAAGTTGCTACAGCAAGTTCAGGAGCTGTTGTTGGAAGTGGTACTGCAGAAAATATTAGAATTTCAACTTTATATGACGCAGAAGTAGATAAGGATATTGCTAATTATAACAATGAAATTGCTAAAGCTAGAAATTTAGAAGAAGCTAATCTTTCTCGTATTCAAGGTGTAATAGCTAAACAAAGAGCTAAAATGGAACAAATTAAAATAGTTAGTGATGCTGGGACATCACTATTACAAATGCAAGGATAATAATGAAAATACCTACATATAAATCCAAATTAACTATGACTTCTGTTAGTCCTAGTGTTGAAAGCAATATTCAATTAGACCCTAGTCAAAATATTTATAAAGCAACTAAATCTGTAACTAATTTCTTAAAAGATGAATATATTAAAGAAGCTAAATTGGAAGCTGATAATAAAGCTACTTTAGCTTTAAACGAATTATTTATTAATCAAGAAGATGGAACAAAAGGTTTGTATAGTATTCAAGCTGAAACTAAAACTAACGGGAATCCAAATGAAGCTGCTAAAAATTTTGATAATGATGTTAATAAACTTTGGCAATATGCTGAAAATAATAAATTACAAAAATTTGATAACTTTACTAAAAAAGCATTAGAAAAAAAATTTTATGCTTCTGCAGGATTGTTTAAAGCAAAAGGATTAGCAGGATCAAGAAATCAACAAATATCAGATACTAAAAAAATAACTGATGATTTAATTTTAAAAGAAACTACATCTTTAGTTTTAAATGGAATAAAATATTTAGATACTTATAAAAACAATGTATCTACAAGATTAACGCAAACAGAAGGTATAAAAGAAAAGGGAATTTTAGAAAAAGAAAAAAATACAGCTTATGTTTTTGGAGAATTAAAGTTAGCTGAAAATTTAGCTGCTGAAAATCCTTATGAATTAAAAAATAATATTAATAAATTTACAAGTTTAGACATTAAACAAAAATCTGCTTTATTGACTAAAGCCGATGAAACTATATTAAATAATAATAAATTATATTTTACAGATGGTTTAAATATTAATGAAGATACAACCGCACAAGAAGTGGTGGAAAATTATGAAGAAATTATTAATCAAACTTTTAATGGTAATATTCAAAAAATAAAATTATGGCAATCATTATCTGGTAGTGATAGAGCTAAAATTATTGATTATGCTAAAAAAGTAAGAAGGCAAAATACAGCTGAAATTAATAATAGAAATAATGCTATACTTAATCAACAAAAAGATGAAAGTATAAATAAATTTAGAAAATTTTATCAAGACACAGACACTTTAGCAGTAATAGATTTATTAAAAGTTAATGAAGTTTTTGGAGAGCCAAAAAATAGTTATGAAGCAGCTTCTAAATCACAAATAGTAGAATTAAGTACAAAAATTGGACAAAAAGAATTTTCTAATGTTAATGATTATTATAAAAATTTTAATATACAGAAAGCAATATTAACAGGACAAGTTAAAGATCATATTACACCTTTTACATTAGATGGTGAAACAGAACCAAAAAGTATTACTGAAAGAGTGGGTAATGGTATATCTAAAAAAGAATTTGGATTTTACTTAAACTATCTTTTACCTAACACTAACAATCCAGATTTTATAAATAGTCATAAAAAACTATATAGTGTTTTAGAAAGTTTACAACCTGTTATTGAAGGACCAAATTCTTTAAAATATTTAGATACTACTTTAGACAACAGGTTAAATAACTTTCAATCACAAATGATATTTAATTTTACTGAAGGACTCCAAAAAGGACATAAAGTAGATGATATGTTAAATCCAAAAAATAAATTATTTGTTGGTAAAAATTGGCAAAGTTTTCAACCTGATAAAGATTATTTAACAAAAATTATTTCTGAAAAGTCTACAGAAGCTACAAAAGAATCTGTTATTTTACCTCCACCTTGGAATCCTAATAAATATAAAACAGCTGATGATTGGTTAAATTCTAAAGAATATAAAGAATATTTAGAAAAGAAAAAGGAACAGTAATGCCTGTTATAGTAGATCAAATTAACGACATGATTAAATCAGGAGTTCCTGTTAATGAAATTAATAAATTTAAAGAAAATAAAATTCTTGAAATGCGTCAAGCAGATATTCCGCCTGAAAAAATATCTGAAGCATTTGGTGCAGTACCTTATAATAGAGAAGATATTAAAGAATATTGGAAGTCTATTTCAAAAGAAGTTGAGAAAGATGTTGGTTATCCTGAAATATTAACAGAAGATGAAATATCAGATGACAATGCTGGAGATAGAATAGAAAAATTTTTATTAGGAAGTGATGAAAGGTATCATTTTAAACCTTATTTTGAAAAAGCCATAGGAAATTCTGGTGTAAATAAAATAATTAAATATCATAGTGAAGGAGAGTGGGGTTTTGAGGTGGATCAACCACAACCAGAAGGTACAGGATTTTTAGAAAAATTGACAGAAGGTGCTGTTGGTTTAGTTGCTGAACTTCCTACTTTTGCACCTGGAGCTATTGTTGGTGGATTCACAAGCGGACCTGGTGGTGCAGTTTTTGGTGGTGGTTTTTCAGCAGGTGCTATTCAAGGTATGTATACCGAAGCTCTTAAAAGAGGACAGGTAAAAAATTTTTCAGAATGGTGGGATATATTTATAGAAGAAGGTTTAAGTGAAGGAGCTAAAACAGGAGTTAAATTATATTCTGCATATAAAATTCCTCAAGTATTAGGAAAAGTACCATTTTTAAATCCTATTGTAAATAACATTGCAGGAAAAACAATAACTCAATCTAGTGCTTTTACTACTGCTGGTTTAGTTATGGGTGATGACCTTCAAACAGCTGAAGATTTTGCTGTGCAAACATTATTGTTTGCACCTTTTAATATTAAAGCACCTAAATCTAAAATAGATAATGTTATTAGTAAAACAGCAAAAAAACCTATTGATGTTATAAGTGATTTAATTAAAGACAGAACAATATGGGAAGATATAAATTCAAAAAATATAGATATACCTAGAGCTTACAGAGATATTGCTTCTGAAAAAAAACAAGTAAAACTAGAGCCTATTACAAAAGAAACAATAGAAAAAGCTGATAAAGTTTTAGATACAACAAGAGCAGAGTTAGATAAAAGTATTAAATACGAACCAACAAAAAGAACATTTAAAACAGAAAATATTATAGATGATATATTTTATAATCTTATAGATCAAAACCATGTTTATAAAAGAGCAGAAAAAAAAGCAAATAAACTAGGCATTAATTATGAAAAAGAAATAAGTCCTTATGAGAATTTTCAATTATTGAATGGTGTTAGAGGAACAATAGAATCATTTGTTGAAAGAGGTGCTTTAGACTTTAAAACTAATTTAGTTGTAGGTCCATCTTTAAAAAAAATTTTTAAAGATAATAAAATAAATACAATAGGTTTATATAAAGATTTTGTTAGGTATGGTATTTCTAAAAGAGCTATTGAAAAAAATGCTCAAAAATTAGAAACGGGTGTTAATATACAAGCTGCTAAAAAATTTGTAAAAGAAAACCCTCAATTTGAAAAAGCCTTTAGAGATGTTGTTAAAGTATCTGAACTTGCTTTAAAACAATTATTGGATGCAGGTGTTATTACAAAAGAAGTTTATCAAGCTGCATTAAAAGCTAATAAAGATTTTGTTCCTTTTTACAGAGATTTTTTAGAAGATGCAGGTAGTGGTAACTTTTCTAAAAATGTTAGAAATCCATTAAAATTTTTTAAAGGTAGTAAAAGACAAATTGTTGATCCATTTGAAAGTATTTATAATAATATTTCTACTTATATAACTATAGCAAGAAGAAATGAAGCTAATGTATCATTTATTGAAATGATAGAAAAAGGAAGAAAGATTGATCCTAATTTTTTTCCAGAGGTTCAAATAGCAAAAAAAAGAACTAAAGAAACAAAAATATCTGAAAAAGAATTAGAATCTATAGTTGAGAATCCTAAAAGTTTAAAACCAGAAGTTCGTGATGGATTTTCTGTTTTTAGAAAAGAATCTGGAATATTAAAAAATTCAGAAATTGTTGTATATAGAAATGGTAAACGAGAAGTTTGGGAGGTAGGTGAGTCATTTGCAAGACCAACTAAAGTTTTTGATAAAACAGTTTTTCAAAGTATAGCAAATGTTTTGTCTTTACCATCAAGAACATTAAGAGCTGGTGCAACAGGTGCAGCAGAGTTTATGTATAACAATGTATCAAGAGATGCTTTTACTTCTGCTATATTAAGTAAAGGATATTATCCTCCATATTTACAAACAATTATGGGTGCAGGTTTAATGATTAAACCTATAAGAACTAAATTAGGTTTAGAGCCTATGTTTGAAAAATATGTTAAGTCTGGTGCATTACAAAATTCTTTAGTTACATTTGATAGAACTTATTTTGATAGATCAATAAAAGAATATTTTACAAAAACAAAACCAGTTAATTATATTAAAAATTTTCCTGAATTTTTTAGAATATATTTAGAATTTTCTGAAGGAATTAATAGATCAGGTAATTTTACATTAGCTTTAAATAGAAATTTAAAAAAAGGTTTACCTCCAGAAATTGCTTTAAGAAAAGCCGCATTTGAAACTAGAGAAAATCCTATTGATTATAGAAGAATGGGTGCTAAAATTTTTGCTTTAAATCAAATTTCTGCTTTTTTTAATGCAAGAATACAAGGTTTAAATCAAACAATAAAAGCGTTTAAAGAAAGACCAGTACAAACTTATGCTAAAACTTTTATGTTTGTACAACTTCCATCTATTTTATTATGGATGGCTAATCACGATGATCCTGATTACCAATCTTTACCCCAATGGAGAAAAGATTTATTTTGGCATATTAAAGTAAATGGAACTTATTATCCAATACCCAAACCATTTGAAATAGGTTTAATATTTGGAACAGGTACTGAAAGATTTTTAGATTATTATTATGATAATGACCCAAAAGCTATAGAAAAATTTAAAGATGCTATAGCTGTACAAACATTAAAGGGATTAATTCCATTTCCTGATATTGCTAAACCTTGGTTTGAGGCAAAAAATAATAGAAATTTCTTTTTTGATAGACCTATTATTCCACCAGGATTAGAGAATGTTCCGTCTGAATATCAGTTTACAGATTTTACTTCTGAAACAACAAAATTAATAGCATTATTAATAAGAAAAATAGATGGAGATGATTTTTCAAAATTATCTTCACCTTTGGTTTTAGAAAATGCTTGGAGAGGATGGACAGGGGGAATTGGTGGTTATATTTTAGCTTTGTCAGATTCTTTATTAGATGCTACTGGTGTTATAGATAGATCAAATAACAGAAAAAAAATGCTTTCTGAATATCCTATTATAAGAGCTATTGTTATTAAAAATCCAGATAGAAATGCAGAGCCTATAACTGATTTTAGAAAACTATATGAGCCTGTTAAAAAAAGACTTAATGCTGCAAGAATACTGCAGAATAAAGGAGAAATAGCTAAAGCTAACGCAGAAAAAAGAAAGTTACCTAAAAATTGGGTTTTGTTAGAAAGAGCTTACAGAGCATTACAGGTACAAGAAGATTTTATAAGAAATATAAATGAAGCTAAAGATTCTAATCCAGAAGAAAAATTGTATTTAACAAATATTGTGTTAAAAGATATGATTAATGGTGCAAAACAAGCTATAAATGAGTATTATGGAAAAGAATATTATAAAATAAAAAAAGAGATAGACTAAATAATATATAGGTAATATAGAGAATAAATATGACAATATCTTCGACAACAGTAAAAAATTCATATTCAGGCAATGGCTCTACAACTGAATTTGCTTATGCATTTAAAATATTTGCAAA